AGATTCAAGGTAGCGGTGCAGGTAATGTTCTCCAGATAGGACTGGAAGCAGAGATAGATAGTTTTGAACTATCCTTACAGAAATTGGATTGCTATGTTAAAGCAGGACGAACGAGGTAAACATGAGTACAAAAGTTTGTTCTAAATGTAAAGAAGAACTTGCTTTATCTTGTTTTTCAACTAATAGAGCAAACAAAAAAGATGGCCTTCAGAATCAATGTAAAAGTTGTGACAATGCGTATCAACGCTCTAGAAAAGATATAAAAGCTGACTGGAGTAGGGAATACGCTAAAAAACGAAGACAAAATCCTTCTTATCGAATTTCTATGCTTTTGAATGCATCTAAACAAAGAGCAGAAGCAAAAGGAAGAGAACACACTATAACTAAAGAAGACATTTTAAATAAATGGCCTTTACATAATAAGTGTCCTGTTTTTGGTTTTGAATTAGAATGGAATTCAGCAGGCTTTAGAGAAACAAGTCCGAGTATTGATAGGATTGATTCTTCAAAAGGATACACAGTGGACAACATACAAATAATTTCGTGGAAGGCCAACCGCCTTAAATCGTTTGCGACAGTAAAAGAATTAGAAGCTGTCTTGTCCTTCATGAAACAAGGAGAAAAATCTTGAGCTCGTACACAAAGGCAACGGACTTTGCCGTTAAAGACTCTTTAGCGTCAGGAAACCCTTCAAAGCTCGTGAAAGGTACTGAAATTGACACTGAGTTTAATGCAATTCAATCTGCTGTAAACTCCAAAGCTGATAAAGCCTCTCCTGCTCTGACAGGTACGGCTACAGCGGTTAACCTGACTGTATCTGGAACATTTAATGCCACAGTGGACGGAGGGACTTACTAATGGCTGATTGGACTAATCTTCTAACTGGTTTACTTGGGGCAGGAGCCAGTATATACACTGCTAATAAGCAAGCCAATGCGGTTCAGAATGCTGCCACTCAAGCGGCTCAGCAGTCACAGTTCCGTCCTGTAGGCATCACTACCCGCTTTGGTCGTAGCGGTTTCCAGTATGATCCTGCTACGGGTCAACTTGTAGGTGCTGGCTATCAAGTAGCTCCTGATGTAGCTGCTCAGCGGGAGGCTCTGTTAGGGCTTGCCGGTGGACAGCTTTCTCAGGCTCAACAAGCTCAGGCAATGGCTCCTCAAGTAGCTCAGGCTGCTCAAGGCTTGTTTAACTTAGGTCAGGGCTACCTTGCTCAGACTCCTCAAGCTGCAGCACAGCAGTTCATGGCTCAGCAGCAGCAGTTACTTGCTCCGGGTCGTGAGCAGCAACTTTCACAGGCTATGAACCGTGAATATCAGCGTGGAACGATGGGTTTAGGTGTAGGAGCTACTCAGGCAGGCTATCAAGCAGGTGCTCCCGGCTTAGCAGCTTCTAATCCTCGTCTTGCAGCCTTGTACAATGCTCAAGCTGCTCAGGATGCTCAGTTAGCTGCTCAGGCTCAGCAGGCAGGCATGGAGCAGGCTCGCTTTGGTCAGGGACTCTTAGGAGGTGCTCTGAACCTGCAAGGTGCTGGCTATGGTCTGCAGACACAGGCTCTGTCTCCGTATACGGGCTACTTCGGTGCTGCTCGTACCGCAGAAACAATGGGTATGCAGCCTATCGATATTAGTCTTGGCTTAGCTGGCCCCACAACGGCTGCTGCTCGTGCCGCTGCTATGACTAATCTTCAAGCTGCTCAGGATGTTGCCGCTCTTGATGCTAGGCGCAACCAAGCCGTTATCGGTGGTTTGTCTGATCCTGTAGCTGCTTTGATCGGAGCCTTAACAAAGACACCTCAGCCTAATTTTTCAACAATTGGTTACACTGGCCCCGGACGTGGTGATTATTTCTAAGGATAACATAAATGGCAACACAATTACCTAGTTTATTTGGCACTCAGATGGAACCTGAGCAGATGGCAGAGGCTCGTGCTCTGCAGTTTGCTCAGATGTCACCACAGCAGCAGATGCAATACAACATTTACCGGAATGTTAATCGTTTAGGTCGTGGTGCTGCCAGTCTGTTAGGTGCTGATGTTCAAGATCCTGCCATGCGTAAGGCTTCTCAGATTCGTCAGCTGGCTTCTCAATTCGATACGAACACTCCTGAAGGACTGATGGAGTTTGCTAGTGCTCTGAGACAGGTCGATCCTCAGTTGGCTATGCAGGCTGCTCAGCAGGCTCAGGCTATGATGCAAGTTCAAGCTAATTTAGGAGCTACACGTGCTCTTGAACAGCAAAGGTTACGTGAAAAAGTATCTGCCGATCCGTTTGAACAGCTTGTACGTTCGGGCAAATATACCCCTGAAAGTTTAGCAGTTTATCGTGAATCTGGAAATGTTGCTGATTTAAAACTACAAGAAAAAGAAACTAAAATTAATTATGGTGCTGAAGCGGATCGTGCTGCCAGAGCAAGATATAACAAGAATTTTAATGAGCTTACACAAGCAGAAGCTAGAGTTATTGATGATTTGTTGGAGGAGCGTGGAATTAAGAAAGCTAAAGCAGGTGTTCCACTTCCCGGTGTTGAAAAAGCAGGCGATGTTGTAGGTTTGCGTGACCAAATACAGAAAATTACTAAGCCTTATCAAGATCAGGCAGATGCTGCTGGAGATGCCATTGATTTAGCAACTTTAGCATTGAAAAATAGTAACTTTGCTGCTGTGTCTAGTTTATCACGTAGTCTTGCTAAAGCAGCCGGTGAAACACAGCTTTCAAATAAAGATGTAGAAGCATTTGGAATTGATCCGTCTTTAGTTGGTCGAGTTGTTGATACTGTGTCTCGTTTAGCTCAAAGCCGACCTTCGGTGGATACTTTGACTAAACTTCGTCAACTTGCTGAAGCTTTAAAGAAGAAAGCTGAGTCTCGTATTGCTATTGAAGAAGAACAGCTTCAAGAAACAGCCCGTGTTAGCGGTCAATTCACAGAGAATCAAATAAATACTGTGTTTCGCCGTAGACCAAAGACACCAAAATTATCTTTTAATTCTATTGAAGAAGCAGAAGCAGCCAATCTTCCAAGAGGAACTAGAATTACGATCAATGGTCGTCCAGCAGAGGTTGAATAGGAGTAAACATGGCTATCAAGTTTTTGGATGAGGCTGAACAAAAACCTAGTAAAATTCGTTTTTTAGATGAGCAGCCTGTTGATTTAGTATCCCAGATTCCTACAGGAGGCTATCCTACCGTACCGCTAACACAGCCTACTTTATCTGCAAGTGAGCGTATGCAGCGTAATCTGTTGTCTGGCGTTGCTGCTGTTCCTGCTCTTGCTATTCCTGCTCGGCTGCTTCAGACAGCAACTGCAGGTACTCGTGCTGCTCCGTACACACAAGCTGTAGCTAGTGCTTTTGTTCCTCGTTCAGGTGCTGATCTTGCTCGTCAAACAGCTATCAGCGGTGGAACTGCTGTAGGCGCAGGAGAGATCGGACAAGCTGTTGCTGAAAAGGCAGGAGAAGAATATCGACTTCCTGCTGAAATTGGTGCAGGTTTGGGTCTAGCGTTTCCTGCTAACGCTTTATTAACAAGCGGTGAATTTGCTGTTAAAGGTTTAGTTAATAGGGCAATGGGCCGTGAATTCTTTGATACTGGGTTACAAGCTGCACAAACTTTTGGCAGTGCTAAAGCAGCTTCTCGTATCTCTGATGCTATTCGTTCGAATCCGGATCTTCCTGCTGATTTGGCACGTGCTAAAGAAATTGAATCATTGACAGGTGTTAAATTACCTGTCCCGGCTGCTTCTAAGGGCGATACTACTATTGTTGGGTTGCTTGCTAGTGAGACAGCTCGTGCTGAAAATGCAGCCTTCACAGCGGCCATGAAACAACAGGAAAAAGCTGCTTTAGATGCTGTAAGGGAAGCACAAAAGCGTTTAGCTGGTGATCCTCGTAACGCTGCTCTGGTTGCTGAAGTAGAGGCTCGTAAGATTGCTTATGAGAATTCTAGGCTCGAAACTGTTGCTGTTATGAAACAAGCTAACATCCAGCGTCAGTTAGGGGATATTGATAATCGGATGCAGCAATTGACTTCAGATCAGTTAATTGTAGATACAGGTAAACAGGATTTAGGTCTTCGTGTAAAGAATCTTCTGGATTCTCGTGAGGCTGTTCTTAGACAAGAATTTAAACCTTTATATGAAGGTGTTCTTAAAGAAGCTTCGGATGCTGGCGTGACGATGGATTCCCCAGTAGTCGCTACTCTGTGGAACTTTGTGAAGCAACGTCAAGCAGATGATGTCTTTGCTAAGTTTCCTCAGTTGGATGCTAAAATTAAGCAATTATTAGCACCTAAAAAGGCTCCTGTTAGTTCTAAGTTTGCAGAAAAATACCCAAATTTAGTAAGATCGATTGAAGGTACTTTTAAACCGTTAGAAGTAAATAATATAGACTCATTAAAAAGGGCTATTAATAAAGCTATCGGACAAACACAAGATCGGGATCAACTTCGTATGCTATACGAGTTGAAGAATAGATTTGATGACTCTCTTCAAACTTTACCTGAAGATTTTGTTCAAGCTTATAAAGGCTTAGACAAGCAGTTTGCCGAAAAGCTTGGAATGCCTTTCAGTGAGGCTGGTGTTGTAGCTGTTGATAAAGCTAGGTTCGTTGAATCTACTGTACCAATGCTAACAAATAAACCCTCAGCTATTCGTCAGATTCTTACAGCTACAGACAATTCTCCTGAAGCAGCTAAGATAGTAGAAGATGCCTTCTTGATGAAGATCAGTCAGACAAACGGTATTGTCAATCCTATAACAGGTGAGGTAAATCCTTTTGCTCTTAGGTCTTTCATTAATAAAAACTCTGAAGGTATAGATTTAGTTCCGGGTTTACGTCAGCGTTTAGAGACTACTGGCTCTGATGCCGCTACTCTTTTAGGTAACCGTCAGCGTTTATTGGAAGAGCAGAAGAATGCAGCAGTTACTAAGCTTGAGAATGTTTGGTCTAAAGCGTATGGTCAGACAGGCGGCTTTGAAGGGTTTGTAAGCCGAGCATTGACTAATCCTCAAGATCTGAATGAATTGATTCGCTTGTCTGCTTCTGACTCTACGCTACAGCGTGGTTTGAAAGCTGTGGTTATGGATCTTGGTCTTAACTCTACCAACAAAGTAAAGTTCTTTGATGATAATGTTCAGACTATCAACACATTGTTCGGTAAAGATCATGCTCAGAATGTAAAAGCTTTGTTAGAAGCTTCCGATCGCTTAGCTAAGAATCCTGTCATGGCTAAGATCAATCAGTCTTTATCTCAGACAACCGAGTTTGAGAAACTGACTGGTTCTGATCCTGCTCGACTGGCTGCTCTGGCGCGTAACCAAGTCCAAGGTACTTTCTATAAGATTTCTACGACTCTGAGCAGGTTCTTACAGAATCGCTCTACTAAATCAGAATCTGCAGAAATTCAAGATTTCTTGTCTAATTATAATAATGTAAAAGATGCTACTGAAGCTATCAAAGCTTTAGAACAACAAGGCAATAAAGGACTGGCTAAAGCTAAAGCCGTTGGTGCTAAGCTTTTAAATAATGCTTCAACTGCAGCTTTAATTGGTGCTTCGGCTCCTTTGCGTATTATTGAGCGTCAAGAAGTTCCTGAAATGGTTATAAATGAAGAGGAGATGCAGTAATGTCTTTATCGCAATCAACTACAGAGACTGCCTCTGGGATGGTCACTAAAGCAGCAGCGCCTGTGACTGTCTCTCTTGCAACAGTAGCTGGTTATCAGGTTTCTGATATTATCCTCTGGACTACGCTGTTCTATACAGTCCTGATGATCGGTCATAAACTATATGTCATCTACAAGGATGTAATGGGTAAATAATGATGAACAGGATAGCCCCGGCATCTTTAGTTCTTACAGCAGCTACTCTGGTAGGTATAGCCGTAGAAGAAGGCTTTGTAGGCACTGCTTATACTCCAGTTAAAGGCGATGTACCTACTATAGGTTTCGGGACTACCTCTGGAGTTAAGCAGGGAGATAAAATAACCCCGGAAAGGGCGCTAGTAAAACTACTCGATGATGCTAGTAAATTTACTCAGGCAGTTAAGACTTGTGCTCCAGTACCTATGTATCAGTACGAGTTTGATGCTTATGTGTCTCTCACGTACAATATTGGCCCCGCTGCTTTTTGTAATTCTACTCTGGTTAAGAAGCTCCTAGCTTATGATTATGAAGCAGCTTGCAAAGAGATCCTCAAGTGGGATCACTTCAAAGGCAAGCCTCTGAAGGGACTGACACTACGGAGACAGAGGGAATATAACCTCTGTATAGGTAAGCATGAATAGAATCATTATTGCCTTGGTTATATACATAGCCTCCGTAGTCCTCTCTGGATGGTATTTCTATGGAGTAGGTAGAGACAAGGAAGCTAAGAAGTTTTCCGAGTATAGAGAAGCTCAAAAAGCTTTGGTATTGCAACTACAGAAGGACAATCAAGATAAGATTGTGTCTTTACAAAAGGACAAAGAGAATGCTATTAAGAATCTTAATAAGCGTCATGCTTCTATCGTTGACAGCCTGCGCCAGCGTCCAGAAAGACCATCCATTGCCACCCCTCAAGCCCCTAGTGCTGCCTTTGTCTGCACAGGAGCAGGAAGCACTGGAGACAAACTTTATAGAGAGGATGCAGAGTTTCTTATCGGGGAAGCTACCCGAGCAGAAGTCCTTAGACAAGCCTTAAAAGCTTGCAGAGCACAATTAGAATCTACAAATAATTAAGCCCCTACAGAGTCTCCTCTGAGGGGCTTTTTTGTTGCTATTCTTCGCTTACTTCCGTATCCACTACTATTTTCTTAGGTTTAGATTGATTTCTCAGATGCCTATACCTACGTTGGATACGCTTACGTGCCTCATCAGCATCAAACCAGAATTCTCTACCTTTCTTGAGTTCTTCCATCTCACGAGGAGTAAGGAACCCTGTATAGGCAGTATCCAGTAGCTTATTTAACTGTCTCGTTGCGAAGTCTGTTTGTGACTTGACGTTTGGGACAGTGCCGACACTGCCGTAGTGAGCAGTGTGAAGCATAAACTCTGCACTATCAGCAATGAGGCACTGAGGAGCCATGCAAACCAACATAGAGGCAGCAGAATAAGCAGCGCCAATGACCGTAACAGCGACTTCACCTCGACATCCTTTCATAGCTTCGATAATCTGCCAGATACTGTCTGTCCTACCTCCGTAGGAATTGACAAGCATATTGACAGTATCGTGTTCATTACAGGTAGCCAAGCATTGAATTACATCTCTGTAGTTCGATGGCTGGATAACGTCATCATCCAAGAAAACAATGTGAGTGTTTATCTCGGTTGTGATTGTCCTTATCATGCCATTTTGTTGCTTGGACGGATCTTGCATAACGATCAATTCCTCATCATTAGCTTTCCCCACTGTCAGCCTCCTTAAAAAGCAATTTCACAAGCTCCTGCGGTACAGGCCAATGTCTGAGTACCCTCTACATTGTCGGTATTCTCAAAGAAACTCTCCCAGTCAATACCAGCAGGCATCTTAGAGGCCAAGTCCTCGTATGTGGCAGCATCAATAGTCTCATAAGGAGCTTGTCGATATGTTCCACCATCGTGAGGCAGGAATGACACCCCTGTTACCTCATCGAAGTATTCCCATACCCACGCTCCTACGGCAGGCCATTCGTGCTCCTTCACAGAGATCGTTACCGAAGGCTTATGCTCACACCAGTGACGCTGAAAAGCAAGCCACAGACGTAGATGCTTGATAGCGTCAATATCATCCCTGAGCACTGCACCGTCACCTACCTTAACAGGAAAACTGAATACGGTAGTGCTGTCAGGCTTCATAAAGCAAGGCTCTGCAGGAAACCCTTGAGACTTCAGGAAAGCTGTCAGAGGATCTTTATTATCAGATCTTACACGACGAATGAAATACTTAGAATGTTGAGGGTGAATGCCACTAGCAGTGCCAGTAAGCTGACTGACCGTCCCTTCAGGCTTAACGCAGGTGATAGATGCGCTACAATTGATACCAAGATTGCCAGCGTACTCAGAATTAACATGAACAGCCACATTTTTAAGTTCCTCCAGTCGTGCTGCTAA